GCGTTCAGTACATTAATAATTTTAATCCTGAGAAATCCTCGAATCCTTTTGCTTACTTTACACAGATCATACATTATGCATTTCTCAGAAGAATACAGAAAGAAAAGAAACAGTTAGAGATTAGACAAAAAATAATTGATAAGTCTGGATTTGAAGAAGTGATGACAACTGATGATGGTGGTAGTTGGTCTGATTACAACTCTATCAAAGACAATGTTCAGCAAAGAGGTAATAGATGACCTACGATCTCACAGAGGAAGAATGGGAATGTGTTAGAGTATGTGTGTCAAATGCACCCATACCCTATGACATTACTAAGAAAAAGATACCTGCTGATATCTTAGAAAAGATAGGAAAACCCATTGAACATCGAGAACCGGGTATAACTAAAGCAAAATACGATCTAACACAATACGGAATCTATGACGATGAATAACAAGTACTATGATCCATACGAGGATCTTGAGGCACAATGTCTAGAAAAACTAGAACACATCGCCAAGTCATTAGGCGGTAATATGAAAAGACTGACCAGAGCAGATTACTCTGGAAGATCATCAAAAGTTATTGAAATTGAGTATGAAATTAACGAAGGAAGTAATTGATCAAATCCAAGAGGCAATGAACCATACTAAAATGAATGGTGATCCTAATTGGTTAGATGGTGATGAATTAGAAGTATGTCTTGGAGGTACATTTGCTGCTGACAAGTTTATAACAATCATCAATCGTCGTACAAATCCCAGACCTACACCAAATAAATGAGAAAAAGACTTGGAGTTATGTGTTCTGGAAACGGAACTAATTTTGAGAATATTGTTAGATCTTGTACTAACCATGAAGTTATGATAATGATACATAACAAAAAGAAATGTGGTGCTGCTAAAAGAGCAGAAAAGTTCGGGATCAATCACTGTTATGTCTCACACAAAGATGAAGATCAAATGGTCAAACTATTTGAAGCTTGGAATGTAGACCTTATAATCCTTGCAGGTTATATGAGAGTGTTAAAAAATCCATCTGCATTTCCCTGTCCTATTATCAATGTGCACCCATCATTATTACCAAAGTATAAAGGATTACATGCAGTAGAACAAGCAATGGAAAGTGGAGATAAAGTTACGGGATGTACAGTTCATTATGTAAATGAAGAATTAGATGGTGGAGAGATAATTATGCAAGGAGAGGTTCCAATATTACCAGATGATGATATTCAATCATTAACAAAAGCAATTCAAAGAATTGAATATGCAATTTTACCAGAAGTTATCAACAAATTACCATGACATTATTAGTAAAAGGAAAAGTAAAAAGTGTTTTTACTACAGATAAACCAGAAGAAGTCCTCATACGTTATGAAGATAAAGTAACTGCAGGAAATGGTAAAAAGGAAGATTACCCAAAAGGTAAAGGAACTTTATGTTGTCAAATTTCTAAACTTATATTTGAAAAATTAGAACAATCTGGAATCAAAACTCATTATATTAGCAATCCTTCAAAAAATGAAATGCTATGTAAGAAAGTTGATATTATACCATTAGAAGTTATTGTTAGAAATATTGCAGCAGGTTCAATTGTTAGACAGACTACAATTCCAGAAGGCGAAAAGTTTATTATACCATTGGTAGAATTTCATTTGAAAGATGATAGTAAGGATGATCCTTTATTAACATATGATCGTATGAAACTGATGGGATACGATCAAGCAGAATTTATAAAACCTGCTTTAGATATTAATAAAATATTGACAAAATTATTTTTTAATATTGAACTTGATTTAGTTGATTTTAAAATTGAATTTGGAACAGATAAAGATGGTAATTTATTTCTAGCAGATGAGATAAGTCCAGACAGTTGTAGATTATGGAAAAAGGGAACTAGAGATAGTTTTGATAAAGATTTATTCAGAAAGGATAAGGGAGATATTTTAAAAGCATACAAACACATTCTTGATAGTTTAGAAAATAAACTTAAAATGAATTTTCGTTTTACAATAGGCAAGATATGGAGGGCGTGGGTAAAATAATGAAGGTTGCTATTATCACAGATCAACACTTTGGTTTCAAGAAAGGATCAAAGCATTTCCATAGTTACTTCAAAAAGTTCTATGATAATGTATTCTTCCCTACGTTAGAAGAACGTGGTATTGATACTGTGATTGATATGGGCGATACTTTTGACTCTAGGAAGGGTATTGATTTATATTCTTTAGACTGGTGTCAAAGAACTTACTTTGATAAGTTGAGAGATATGGGATGTAAACTTACATCTATTGTCGGAAATCACACAGCATACTACAAGAATACAAATGATATCAACACCATAGATCTGCTACTCAGAGAGTACGATAACATAGATGTCATTGTCAATCCAGAGGAAAGAACATTTGACAAACTCAAAGTATTATTTGTTCCTTGGATAACCTCAGATGATAGTGAAAGGACTTATGCCACTATAAAAAGATCTCGTGCCAAAGTCTGTATGGGTCATCTCGAACTCAATGGATTCTCTGCACATCATGGATATACAATGGAAGACGGTGCTGACGCTCTCCCGTTCAAGAAATTTACTAAAACTTTCTCTGGACATTATCATACTCGTTCTAGTGATGGTACTATATCCTATCTAGGAAATCCATATGAATTATATTGGAATGATTGTAACGATACCCGTGGGTTTCATATATTCGACACTGATACTTTAGAACTGGAACCTGTCAACAACCCTTACCAGATGTACAAAATCATCAAGTATAATGATACACCTAGACAACTGTTTAGATTTCAAGATTATAAAGATGTAATTGTAAAGATTGTTGTATTCCAGAAGTCAAATAAGAAAGAGTATGAAAGATTTATCGATGCATTGTCTCATGCAGGACCCTATGATCTCAAGATTGTAGAAAAGATTGACGGATCTCAATTAGATGGTACAATAGTAGAACAGACAGAAGATACCGTGACATTGTTAGATAAATTCGTAGATGATCTAGAGACTGATCTTGATAGAAACAGAATCAAATCTCTTCTCAAAAACATTTACAAAGAAGCATGTGAGGTGACTATCTAATGTGGATACTTGCTCCCAAAGGTTTTACAAATGAAGGTGCATATGCAGTCAAAGATCATGCGGGAGAGAAAGTAGTCTTTCTTTTTGAGCAACGTGATGATTGTGAACGGTATGGCATACAACTCGAAGCGAAAGATCACCCTGATATGGAGATTATAGAGGTGCAGGATGCTGTTGCTATCACAGCATGTGAGCGAGCAAAGGTAAAGTATACTATAATATCACCAGACGACATTGTGATTCCTGTAGAAAAAAATGATTGAGTTTAAAGAAATAAGATATAAAAATTTTCTGTCATCAGGAAATCAATTTACTAATATTACACTGAATGAACATGGCACATCAGTCATCATAGGTAAAAATGGTGCAGGAAAATCTACAATACTTGATGCTTTATGCTTTGCACTATTCAATAAACCTTTTCGTAAGATAACCAAGAGTCAAATCGTAAACTCTTCTAATGATAAAGACTGTCTTGTAGAACTAGAGTTCTCTGTGCATAGCACACAGTACAAAATTATTAGAGGTATCAAACCAAACAGATTCATTATAGAAAGAAATGGAAATAAACTCAACGAAGATGCTAATGCACAAGATCAACAGAAGTCTTTGGAAGAGCAAATACTCAAACTCAACTACAAATCGTTCACTCAAATTGTTATACTTGGGTCTGCTTCTTTCGTTCCCTTTATGCAACTTAGTGCTCCACATCGAAGGGAGGTTATAGAAGACCTCCTAGACATCAGAGTCTTCTCTACCATGTCAGACATCCTAAAAGAGAAAGTAAAGGGTGTCAGGACACGTCTACAGACTTTAGATCTAAAGAAAGAAAGTGTTGCAGACAAGATCATTATGCAGCAGAACTTCATCAAGTCTATAGAAGAGAGTGGACAGGAAGAGATAAGCACAAAGAGAAAGGAGATTCAGAATCTTGAGGATGAAATGGAAGAGTATCAGACTCTTGTAGATAATCTTCTGTATGATCTCAAGATGAAAGAAGAAAGGATCAAAGACTATACCGATGCAGGAAAAACTCTTAGAAAACTAGGAACATATAAAGGAAAGTTACAATCTAAACACACAAATTCTACGAAGGAAAGGGACTTCTTCAAGGATAATGTATCATGCCCTACATGTACACAAACTATACAGGAAGACTTTCGTGTAAATAAAATTGAACAACTAGAAAATACAATCTCCGGTTTCACGGATAACCTCCAAGAGATCGAAGATGCTATCTCAGATGCAGAATCTAGAGAAAAGCAATTTATTTCTATACAAAAGGAGATCTCCAATCTATCTAATGAAATTTCTCAGACAAATGTTCGGATTACTGGATCAAGAAAACAGTCTAGTAAACTCGAACAAGAAATTCAAACTATTACCACTAGACTTGAAAACAGAAATTCTGAACATGAGAAACTAAGTACATACAAGGCATCACTAAAACAAGTCCTTGTTGATTACGGAGACCTAAAAGAGAATTACGAATACTTCCAAGAAGCAAACATATTGCTCAAAGATGATGGTGTCAAGAGTTCTATCATCAAGAAATACATTCCTCTCATCAATCAACAGGTCAACAAGTACTTGCAGATGATGGACTTCTATATAAACTTCACACTTGATGAAGAGTTCAACGAGAAGATAGAGTCACCTATACACGATAAATTTTCATACCCATCATTCTCTGAAGGTGAGAAGATGAGGATTGACCTTGCTCTTTTATTCACATGGAGAGAGATAGCAAGGATGAAGAACAGTGTTGTGACTAATCTTCTTATCATGGACGAAGTGTTTGATTCCTCACTTGATGGTCTGGGTACAGATGAGTTCCTAAAGATCATTCGTTATGTTATAAAGGATGCTAATGTCTTTGTCATCAGTCATAAGCAGGACTTAGTAGAGAAGTTCAACGCTATTCTTGAGTTCAAAAAGGTCAAGGGATTCTCAATTCTTAGGGGGGTTGACAAGACCGAACAATCGTGATAGTCTAAATAACATTACAAAGGGATCGAAAGATCGTGCCCCTGACGTAAACCATCACCCCATGTCGGGGGAGATGTCATCCGCAGGGGTTTTTTAGTATCCTTGCGAGAAAATAAATACAAAAATGATTAAATCTACAATCGCAGCACTTGCTGCATCTCCACTTCTATTCTCTGGTGCTGCTTTTGCAGGTCCATACGTTAATGTAGAAGCAAATGGTTCATATCCAGACGGTACATACACTTCAGGAAATGTTGAATTCCAAGTTGGTTACGAAGGAGTAACAGCAAACGGAATTTCTTGGTATGTTTCAGGTGGTCCAACTGTTCAGCACACAGAAACTGCTGATGAGTTTGGCGACGTTGAACTAGCAGGATATCTTGGTGGCGGAAAGCAGATCACTGAAAAGGTAGGAATCTATGGAGAAATCTATGGTGCTACTAACAACGATAACGTTGATTGGTCTGGTAAAATCGGTACAAGATACACATTCTAAGTTATGGAGTCAGTAGACATTTCTGCGTTCAAGGCAGTTCTTTGGTGTTTCTATCCTATTGGTGCTCTTGTTTTTGTAGAATTGTTTCTACGTGCTTCTGATGATGACGATGATGATCCGGAGGGTGGGATCATGACACCTGTATACAACCCTATATAAAAAAATACAAGACTCCTTCGGGAGTCTTTTTTTATGAAATATACAAACGCTCTCTGGTATGTACCAGTCCTCCTACTCGCTCTCATTGCCCTTATAGAGGGAATGCATACCATGGCACACTGGCATCAACATCTAGATGTGCATGGTTATTGCAAAGTGTATAATATGAAAAATCCTGATACATATGATGAGGATTGGTGATAAGAAATGTTTATATATAATATTATTTTTCCTTACTTGACAAAAGTGTAAAGTTTTGTTACGCTATATATTAATATACAACAAAAAGTTTATGACAGTTACAACAGAATCAGGCGGTCGCCAGAATGCATTTCCGACTGAAGTACAACCACGATTGGTCGAGAACTATGAGGGATACGGCAAGAATGCTGAAAGACTCAATGGTAGACTTGCTATGTTAGGATTGGTTGCAGGGTTCGTATCCTATGTAACTACAGGTAACTTTTTCTTCGGTGGAATCTTAGGATTCTAACGATTGTCAACAAATTCACACAAACAAAGGTAACAAAAAATGACTCCAGAAGCAGAAAGATTCAATGGATGGGCAGCAATGCTTGGTTTCGTTGCAGCAGTAGGTGCATATGCAACAACAGGAAACATCATTCCCGGTATTTTCTAATGTCTGATAAAGAACAAAAAACTATCGCTGAGAAATTTAATGGCAGACTTGCCATGCTCGGCATCATCGCAGGACTAGGTGCATACCTAACAACAGGTCAGATCATTCCCGGTTACGTGTAATGAGACATCCAGTACCCCTCAAAGTTGTACCATATATCTTCATGGTGGCAGCAAGCATCAGTACTCTTACAGGTGTACTGGTCTAATAACAAAACTGAATATTCAAAAAGCAGATCTTGACGGTCTGCTTTTTTTGTACTATAATAAATTGAAACTATAAACTTATGATGAAGTTATCCGATAAAACGAAGGCAATCCTAAAGAACTTCACAGAGATAAATCAATCTCTGTCGTTCAAGAAAGGAAAGAAGATAAGAACTATCTCGCCGATGCAGAACATCCTTGCTGAAGCAACGATTGAAGAAGAGATACCTTCAGACTTTGCAATCTATGATCTACCTCAGTTCATCACAACTATCGATGTCCTGTATAAAGATCCAGATATAGACATTACATCAGAACAGTATGCTTCTATCAAGGAAGGTAAAGCAACTCGTTCAAAATATTTTTTCTCAGATCCTGATGTGATTATCTCACCACCAGAAAAAGAGATGGCACTTCCTAGTGAAGAGGTATCTTTCAATCTTGATGAGAATCAGGTAAAGAAACTTATTCACTCTGCAAACATACTAGGTCTTCCTGATCTATCAGTTGTAGGTGAAGCAGGAGTTGTGAAGGTTGTTACAAGTGATCGTAGAAACGATACATCTAATGACTATACAATTGTAGTAGGATCAACAGAGCATGAGTTCTCATTCAACTTCAAGATGGAGAACATCAAACTTATCAAAGGATCATATCAAGTCAGTATATCTAAGGCAAACCTCGCTAGATTCCACAACGTAGCATATAATCTTACATACTTCGTAGCATTAGAACCTGATTCTACTTACAACTAATGTTTTGTGATCGTCTAAGTTTAGTTACTGGAGGGTTTGACCCTATTCATAGTGGTCATCTCCAGTATTTCAAAAGAGCAAAAGACCTTTCAAACTATCTTGTAGTAGGACTGAATGGGGATCCTTGGTTGAAGAGAAAGAAAGGACAATACTTTCAGTGTTGGACGGAACGTGCAGATATTGTACGTCATCTTGACATGGTTGATGCTGTAATATCATGGGACGATGCTGATGACTCTGCCTGTGGTGCCATTGCAAAGTGTCTAGATATTTCCACAGAGGTTGTATTCTGTAATGGTGGAGACAGAGGTAAAACAAATACACCAGAGTATGAAAGATATAAGGATAATCCAAGAGTATCATTTGAATTTGGTATCGGTGGTACTGATAAAATGAACAGTAGTTCATGGATTCTCCATGGATATTTTGAACGTCAACGTAAACTTCTAGGCATATGATGACTGAACTCAGAAACAAATTGAATCTTAGAGAGTGTGATTTTCTAATTGATATTCTTATGACAGATAGAACAAATCAATTAGCACATACTGCTACAGCATATCAAGTAGACGTACCATTGCTTGTACAAAAACTAGCAGGACAGGGTGATATGTTAGAAGGGGTGTATAACGAATTCAATGACTGAATTTTGGAAGATCTGGAAATATTCTCTAGGATCTTTCCAAGATGAAACCACAAAAGATTATGATAATATAATATGTGTTATCAGATCTGTAATATTTTTACAACTTGTAATTACCAACTCATTCATCATTGCCGGTAATGTCCGACATTGGAATGACCATTATCAACCACCACATTATGAAAGACCAAAACTCGATCCCGAAGGAGAACCAAGACCAGAGATGGAATCGTGCCCTAGACATCTTTATAGAGAGTGTGCACAAACCAGACCACACCCTTAGAGGTTGTGCTCACAATCAAAAGTGCTATAATGAACTTATGTGGATTCGTGAAGATATCATAGAGCATCTTCAAAGTCTTCGCAGGTAAATTATTTTTTTATTATGAACAATTACGGTCTTGAAATTTTATTCTGGGTTACACTATGTTTGTTTCTTGTATACCAGTATGAGGAGTCTAAGAAATGAACATCTTTGTCACTGACCCATCAGCAGTCAAATCTGCACAAGTATTACCTGATAAACACATTGTCAAGATGCCACTTGAAACATGTCAGATGTTATCTATCGTGGCGTCAGACAAGTGGGGTTATGGTTTTGGCACTCTACCTAAACTAGATGGCACACCATACAAGACAGAGCATGGTGCATTCCGTAATCATCCCTGCACAATATGGGCACAGCAAAATTTTACATGGTTGATATTGCATGGTCTTGCATTGTGCAATGAGTATACACATAGGTATGGTAAAAAACATAGTTGCCAATCTACTATAGAACATGCAGTAAAAATATTCCCACCTCAAGATTCTGATCCTACAGAGTTTGTATTTGCAGGACCTGATGAGTTCAAGTATGATGACAGCAAGGACATCTTCACAAAGTATAAAGATTATATTTTTTCAAAACCATGGGCAAGAGATAACTATCTACGTGACCCATCAAGAAGACCAGAATGGATGTGGTAAAAAATAGATGCATGGTCAATATGCCTGTGTATTCTATGCAATTGGATATTGATAATGATCAACTTATAAAAGATATAGAACAATATAGAAGTAATTTTCCAGAGGGAGAAATTTCTAATGTCAAGGCATGGAGAAGTTCATATAAAACACATAAACAAACTAAAACTTTTGACCCATACATTGATAAAATTTTAGATGGTGTAGACAGAGCGAGAAGATCTGATCCTGAGTCTTTTAGTAGACTTCAATTATGTACTTACAAGGTTCAAGATTTTTGGGCACTGATGTATGAGCAGGGTGATCACACCATAAGACATACTCACTACCCATGCACATGGGCATCTTGTTATTATGCATATGCAGATGATGATTCTGCACCCATAAAATTTGACATGTTGCGAATCAAACCGAAATCTGGTACACTAATATTATGGAACGGATCTCTCTTTCATTCTGTCCCTGAGACACAAGGAAAGAGAATTGCTATTTCTGCTAACTTGATTATTGATGACTTTGGATAGAGATTTTATATGGGTTGAAAAATACAGACCCAAGACAATTGATGAATGTATTCTACCTGAGAGAATCAAGAAAACATTCAATGACTTTCTGGCAAAGGGTGAATTGCCAAACATGCTCCTATCTGGACCTCCCGGTATAGGAAAAACCACTGTGGCAAAGGCACTGTGCAAACAGATGGGACTAGATAGTTATGTTATAAACGGATCGGATGAAGGCAGGTTTCTCGACACCGTGCGTAATCAAGCTAAGAGTTTCGCCTCTACTGTTTCCCTTACGTCAAGGGGCAAGCATAAGGTTATCATCATTGACGAGGCAGACAACACCACCCATGATGTTCAATTACTTCTTAGGGCGAATGTTGAACAGTTTTATAAGAACTGCAGATTCATTTTTACGTGCAATTACAAGAACAGAATTATAGAACCATTGCATTCTAGATGTACGGTTATAGATTTTAGTGTAGACGGTAAAGAGAAACAAACTATAGCAGCACAGTTCTTCAAAAGATTGAACGAGATATTATCTTTAGAAGAAGTTGCAGCAGATAAAAAAGTATTAGCAACAGTAATACAAACACACTTCCCTGATTGGAGGAGAGTACTAAATGAGGTGCAGAGATATGCAGCAGGAGGAGAGATTGATACTGGTATATTATCTAAACTATCAGACGTAAACACAAAAGAATTGATGGGATATCTTGAGAAGAAAGACTTCCCTAATGTAAGAAAGTGGATTGTACAGAACTTAGATAATGATCCCAACACAATATTGAGAAATATCTACGATTCATTGTATAATGTATTGAAACCTGCTACTATACCACATGCGGTATTAGTTGTGGCAAAGTATCAATATCAAGGTGCTTTTGTCGCTGATCAGGAGATCAATCTCTTGGCAGCAATGACCGAAATTATGATGGAGTGTGAATTCAAATGATTTTCAATGACATAGAGTTTAAACCTCTGATGCATAAGCAAAGACATATACCTGATTATTACATCAGTGAATGTGCCAAAATTCTTAGTCTAAAACAAACAAAAACTAAGGGTGTTCCAAAACTTATGGATTATAAAAGAAAGCAAGTTGTAGATCATCCTAATAGATTGAGTGGTAATAAAAAAACTTACTACAAAAGACCTATGGCAGTCAACTTGAGTGTTGATGTAAGTAAAGGATTATTTCCAGAATATAATTATGTCATGTCCACTGATGGTGCAGGACGAGTAAGCAATAAACACGCCAAAATTAATGTTAGGTATCATCGAGCAGTATTAGAATCATGGAAACCAATTGATGAGTTCCCGCCTATACCAAAACAAGATTGGGATGTAACTCCCGAATCAGCAAAACAGTTTATAAGAGACTCTGCTTATGTGGATCATATTGATGGAGATACTTCTAATAATCATATATCTAATTTGAGATGGGTTACACCATTACAAAATTCCAACTATAGAAAAAAACAGGAAGGATTCAAATGACTTATCAAAACCACAAAGCGACTCTTCTCAATCTCCTAAAGGAGAGAGCATATAAGAGAGGACAGTATACATTATCATCTGGCAAGGAGTCAGAGCATTATGTCAACTGCAAACCTGTATCTCTTTCATGTGAGGGTAACGCATTGTTATCAGCACTGATGTTTGAACAGTTAGATCCTAAGTCAGTAGCAGTTGGTGGTCTAACCCTAGGTGGTGACCCATTAGTCTGTGGTGTTGCACAACGAGCATACTATAAGGGTGGTCACATCGATGCTCTTATTGTCAGAAAGAATCCTAAAGGATATGGTACCAAAGAGGTCATCGAAGGTAATAAACCACCTAAAGGATCAGTTGTAACTGTTCTAGAGGATGTAACTACCACTGGTGGTAGTGCTATGAAGGCAGTTAATGTTTTACGTGGTGCAGGTTACACTGTCAATAAGGTAGTTGCTATCATTGATAGGATGGAAGATCATAAGATCTGGGAACATAATAAGATTGAATTTGTATCCTTATTCACTCTGGAGGACATTATCAATGACTAAGAAAAGAACTCAAAACAAAGAAAATTATTACTACATCTTTTGGATTGTAGCAATGATTGCATTTATTGTCCCTCAAGTTTTTACAGCATATGCATACATGGAAATTCTTGATATACTAGAGAGAGGTAAAGTGGAGGTAAAATTTACTAAGTGAACAATCTCAAGACACCATTACGATATCCCGGTGGTAAGTCTAGAGCAGTTCGTAAAATAAAGAATTTCTTTCCCAATCTTTCAAACTGTAAGGAGTATCGTGAACCATTTCTAGGTGGTGGTTCTGTAGCATTACATATCAGTATTGCTTTTCCTCACTTGAACATCTGGGTCAATGATTTATACGAACCGTTGACAAACTTTTGGCAAATCTTACAAAAACAAGGAGATGAAATTGCGACCAAACTCAAAGATATCAAAACAAACACCTCCGACTTCAGAGTACTCTTCGAGGATAGCAAGTCTATTCTACATGATAGAGGATTTACCGATCTCGAACGTGCTATTGCTTTCTATATCGTCAATAAGTGTAGTTTCAGTGGTCTTACTGAGTCTTCATCTTTTTCACCTCAAGCAAACATCCAAAACTTCACAGTGCGAGGTATTGCCAAACTTCCCCAGTACAGTAGAATCATTCAAAGATGGACAATTACAAATGACAACTACGAAATCTTACTAACAGATCTTGTAAATGCTTTTGTATATCTTGATCCACCATACGAAATAGATTCAAACTTGTATGGTAAGAAGGGTGACATGCATGAGAGTTTTGATCATGATGATTTTGCAGAGAAGTGTGATAACAGAACTGCAAAAATGCTTATATCATATAACTCATCACAACTTATCAAGGACAGGTTTAATAGTTGGTCAGCATCTGAGTATTCTCACACCTATACCATGAGATCTGTTGGTGATTATATGTCCAAACAAAAACAAAGAAAGGAATTATTACTTTTTAATTACAACAAAGAACCAAAAATACAATTCTCATTTGGGGGTTGCTATAACTATGATAAACTCAACTCATCAGGAATGACATGAACCCAGAAGAAGAGAATCCATTTTGGGGCGAACCCACTCCTACTGATTTGTGGGATGATATGAAGAAACTGAATGATTGTTATGAGAAACTTGGATGGACTCATTTCGATTTTCTAGAGATTGCTATTGAAGGTAATCATGTTACAATAAGGAACAAGTCAAAGGAAGGTAGATGAAACCAGAACTGAAGGATTGGTTGAACTCAATCAACTACAAAAAGAATAATTTGTTTGACGATCCAGAGGTTACTGACTCAATGTATCCTGCATTTATAGTCAACAGATGCATGGCAGGTCACATGGATGCTG